CGCAGCCGGTCACGCAGCCGGTCACGCAGCCGGTCACACAGCCCGTCACACAGCCCGTTGTGCCCGGTGGTGGAACAGCCATCGACCCCGGCAACCTGTTCGGTCTAACACCAGAGCAACGCCTCGGAACCGCCCTTGCAGGGATTCGACGCCGGTCTGGCCGGTTGGGAACCGACTACGATACGCAACTTCGCGACATCGGGAAGGCTTACGGCAGGGGAGTAACCGGGTTGGAAACCGGGTATGCACGCCGTGGCATTCACGATAGCGGTATTCGCCAGAAAGGCTACGCCGACTATTCTGCGATTGCTGGCCCGAGCGGCAGGCAGGAACAGGATTTGTTGACTGGGTTGTATTCCGGCATGACTGATGTTGTGGGTCAAGAATTGGGCGCCTTGGGCGCCTACGGTGGTGAGCAATGGGGGCGTGGGCTGGGCGCTGCTACCCAGTCGATAACGGATGTTACTGGGAATGAGGCGTTGCGTCAGTCTTTGGCCCCGTTCTTGAAGGAGGCGATGGCATAATGGCTACACAATCAAACCCAGACCTAAGACGGTTTCTTGATGAAACCTACGATGTTACACAGCAAGACGATGGCGGGTCTTTTTGGAGTGGTCTAAATAATTTGTTGGCTGCTCCCGCTAATACTCTAGGGGCAATAAACGACTTTATTTTTATGGAAGACAAGGGTCTTGGGAAAGTCATTTCAGATTATGGTCCGGGCGTACTGGAAAGCATGGTGGCGACGCCTTCGCCGGGGTTTCTTGGTTTGCCAGAAGAATCCCCGATAGACAAGGCTCTGCGTGCCCCCGGAACTGCTGTTAATTGGGCGCTTCGGGAAGGCATTGACCTTGCTGGACAGGGGTTAGGGCAGGCAGGAAATTTTGCTGAGTGGCTTGTAACTTCTCCGACTGAAACTCCGTATGTTTCTGGGCGGGATTTGGAACGAGACGCTGAGGAAGCGGCTATTGCAGCGTTGCCATATCCTGAAGATTATTGGGGCACTGGAGAACCACCTCCGGGGTATGCAGAGGGTTTTGCCGGTGCCGACTGGGGCCGCGATGAATGGACCGACACAGTACAGGCTTGGGTTGATTCAGCCGAAGGCCAAATGTTTCTTGCTAACCAAACAGACGAGACAGGAAACCTTGCCCCGGAAGCGTTGGACATTCCGATTTCTCCACAGTTTCCGTACACGTTGCGGGAATTGTTGGATGCAGACATTCTGACAATCGAAACATTGTCTAACGCGCATCGTAATGCGCTGACCAGTGCGTTTAATGAGGCAAGCGCCGGGTTGGACGTTGCGGAGCAGGATTACGGAAGTTTCCTTCAAAACATTTTGTATGGTACAGAGGATGCTCCGGGGTTTCTTTCTTTAACTGGCGGTGCTGTAGACCAATATAGAACTGGTATGGGGGAACGCGAGTCAGCGTTCCAGTCGCGACGCACCCAGTTGTTTGACGAGTTGATGGCTGCCGGGGTTGATCCTTCGTTGATTGCTGACGATTTGGCTGCGGGAGACGACACCGCGGGTGCTATTGCCGCTATTGAGGGCGGCTATCTGGATACGTTGAATCTGATTGGTGGTTTGTCTGAGGCTGCGATGCGCAGTGAGGGTGAACGCAGGTTTAGTTCTGCCCGTGGTCAGACGAGCCGTGATTATAATGCTGCGCAACGTGAGGCTGATTTGGCTGAGGCTGCTGCGTTGGCTGGTGTTCAGGGTGCTGGTCGTACTGCTGAAATGTTTGCTCCGTATGCGGAGATTGATCCGGGGTTGTTTTATGCGGGTACGCAGGCTGGGTTGCCGATTATGCAGATGGCTGAGACGAGGCGTGGTGAGCGGCGTGCTGATGCTGCGTCGGCGGCGGCTAAGGCTGAGGCTGACGCTAAGGAACAGGGTATCTATAATGCTCTTTCACAGTTTATGGGTGCTGAAGGGGTGTCGATGCCTCCAGAGTTGATTGAGGCTATGGGTGCTACGGGCATGCTGCCAGATTGGGCTGAATTGTTCCCCCAGTTTGAGGAACAAGAGCCGGGATGGTTTTACGATCAAACAGGCATGCCGGTAGGCCATGGTGATCCGGCTGAGTGGCTGGATTACTTGTTGGGTGAGGAGCGGTTGGTGGATTATAGAACCCCTGACGAGCCTGAGCCGCCAAGCAATAGTGCACTGTTTGTCCAAGCATTCGGAGAAGACTCATACCGTCTCATTGTCGCTAATGCAACAATGGGTAACCGAACTGATTGGGATGCTGTAGACCGCGAGATGGACATTATGCTTAATAGCGTCTTTACGGAACAGCCTGCGGGCTAGTTATGGCTGAAACGGGTATTCCGACCCGCCAGCAAGTCTATGAAATGCTGCGGGAACGTCAAGGGGGCCGACAGGCGCCTCCTGTTGTAAACCTTCCGCGTCGCCCCACGTTGCCTCAGTTGCCTCAGCCTCAGGCTCAGGTTCAGGCACCCGTATATAACTTGGATCGGGCAATGGCCGCGTTGGGTGCCGGTATCCCTGAACCAACCCAAGGTGGCGTGATGGGTGTACTAGGGAAAGTACTAGGCGCTATAGACATCCCCCGCGCCGTCGTAACTTCCGGGTTGCAAGAAGTTGTCGATGCGATACAAGGCGAAGGTTTCTCCGGGTCTGACTTCATGCAACAGGTTCGGGACCATCACGGATTCGGTGACATTCTCGCAGACATGAATGTCGATTTCGGTTTAGGCGGCTGGGGCAACCGTATCGTCGGTTTCACTGGCGACGTTCTAACCGACCCGTTGGCGTGGACTGGCGGTTTAGGTGCATTTGCCCGTGCAAGCGGCGCTAAGGGTTTAATCAACGATGTTGCGGTACGCACTAAAGAATTGTCTGGTTTGGTGAAGGCAGGAAAGGCGACAGGGAAACAGTCGTTGGAGTTGAATGCTTTAAACGATGCTGTCACCGCCGCAGGCAAGTACCGTACGGTGTCGTCTGCACGCAACGCGTTGATGCAGCACGGAGAAGTAGGGCAGCAACTTGTCAAAGACCTTGGTATCGAAACCGGGTTGAGGTTTCGGGTACCGGGAACTGGCCCCATTCTGGGACGGTTGAGTCGTAGAAGCAGTTGGGTGGCTGGCCGTCGCGCTGGTCAAATCCCTGAAATGGTCGCTGCCCGAATCCGGCAAGAATTGCCGGACAATGTTACGTTGAAAGAACTGGTTCGCAAGTCGATGCGCCGCGAACCGTTGGATAGCGGTTTGTCGGCAGATATTCGTGAGGTGGTTGCACGGGCAGCGAATGTTCCAGTGGACACGCTGCCGTTCGGAGTGTTCCCTATCGTTGGCGGGGTTACGGCAAGAATTATGGGTTCGCCCGGTGTCGGGTTCGAGAAGGTCGCTACTTCTAAGGTTGGTCAGTCTTTCAAACGATATTTTGTTGATGACCAGAAGCAAATGTTGAACACGTTTCGACGTTCCGGTAAGCCGGATGATGTGATTGTTGGCAATCTGTTTAGGAGCGCCTATAACCGGGGTGCGACTATTCATGCACTGTGGGCTGATGAGGCGCAACGGACTCGGCAAGGTTTTTTGAACAACGTTCGTAGAGAATTTGATATTACGAACGACATGTTGTTGGACGAGATGACTCGCATTTCGGAAGAGTTGGCTGACGATATTTTGGCTGGACGGCCCATTTCTCGGGCGGCACAAAACATGTTTGAGGAAGTGTTCCCCGGTGTAGACCCTCACGTTGTGGCTTCTGTAAAGAAGGCGTACCAGACTCGGGTATCGGATGCGGATGTACAGTTTCTGTTTCGTGATGATTTGTTTGGCGAGTCTGCCAATTTTGCCCGCGATGTGGATGATGTGTTGTTGGCGTATGGAACGTACACGCCGCACATTTATTCTGACCGGGGACGCACAATTTTTGAGGCAATGAGAGTAAAGATCAGGGAGGGGGACGGGAAGGTCCCTTACTGGTTGGAAGAGTTGTTGTCTGATGCAGATGCGGCCCTTGGGCAGACTGGGAAGACGGTAACTGAACAAACGTCTCGTGTTGCGTCGCGGCATACGCGGCGCCGTGCTTTCCGCCCTGACCATGTGGACGCAGCAGGCGAACGTGTCAGGGGTGGCCCGTACGAGATTCCTTTGAGGGACGGCCCCGGCGTTCACACGTTTGACCTGAAACGCCCGTATGGGCACTCTGTGGACGCTCCAGCGTCTTCTAAGGGGGTACGGGGGGCGCGGGACCTTACGGACGCTGAGAAGGCCGGGAGAGGCCTGTCTAACCCTAATGTTGTTGATGCTGGGGGCCGGTCGGTTCAGCGTCAGGTAGACGACGCCTTTCGGGCGGCGGGCTGGTTGGATGAGGGCGAGTCTTTGTGGATTCGTGGGTTTGCTGAACGTGAGCGGGCATACATTTCTTCGATGACGCGTGAGGTGCGTATGCGTGCTATTGAGGCGTATGCGGCGAAGCGTGGCGTGTTGTTTGCAAGTGAAGGCATTGAGGAACTTCTTGAAACACTTGGGAAGATTGAGACGCGCGGTAGGGAGATTCAGAGGCTATGGAACAGTCTGGATGATGAAGAGAAGGCCCGGATTGCGGCACGTAACGCTGTCTTACACGGTGAGGGTGCTACGTCTCGGTCGTTTACGGTGGAGAACATTGCTCGTTGGTTGGGTAAAAATGTTGAGGATGGTGAGAAGGTTGCCAATCAGATAGCGGACACTCAGGTGCAAATGATGGACGCTTACGCTGAGGCAGGTGCTTTGGTGGATGAGTTGCATGATTTGGCTAACCAAGTGAACCGTCTTGTGACGGGGGCCACAGGTGACAGTATACCGAAGGAAACTTTGTTACGTACGATTCAGCAAGCAGACGTTGAAACGCCTGCCGGTTTCACCATTGATGCTGTTCGGGAACTGTTGCCCATCGTTGATGACTTGGACAAAATTTTGGCACGTTACACGGTGTTGGCTGAAGCCACTCAACGTGTCAACCGGCTGAGGGAACAAATGATCGCGGCATATGTGGGGACTCCGGGGGAGCAGGCGATAAGTGCCGCCTTTGATGGTATGGGGCGTTTGTCTACGGAACTTGAAGAAACGTTGAAATACGTCGATGAGGCACTGTTGCCTGTGTTGCGCGACAGTATCGGGTCTGCTATGTCACATGATCGGTCTGTGCAGGCTCTTGTCAAGGTTATGGATGCTGCTTTGGCTGCGGGCGCTGGGAGTGTTTTCCCTCCGACGCAGGCGATGAATCGTTTCGTGCGACAGTTTGGCCGCTTGTTTTATTCTGAGGAAGCGTTCGACATGGGTGCATTCTTGGGGTATACGCCTCCTGCTGCGTGGGGTACGAACCGGATGCGTGGTTCAACCAGTTGGAAGATGCAGCATTCGTTGGAGCAGTCGGCTCATCCAAATAAGGCTGGCATCGCGAGAGTGTTGGATGACTTGAAAAAATTCAGCGATGACGTTTTTCGACGCACGGGGGAACGCATTGAGCCTACAGTCGCTGTCGATGTGAGCGTTACGGGTGTGCGGCCTACGGTGCATGTTGCGGGTCGTTTGTCGCCGGAGGATGGTGCGAAACTGTCTAGGATCATGGAACGCTGGTTGGGTGAAACGGTGTATTTTGATGCGCAGCGTTCGGGGTTGATGGGTCGTGTGCCGCGCAGTAACCGTTTGAGACTTACTGGCGATGAGGCTGGGGTGGGGCGCATGGATACTACGGTGTTTCATCCTATTCGGACGGATGTGGCGTCTCGTGCAACGTTGACGCCAAATGATTTCAGCGACGTTATGAACATGTTTGACGAGTTGGAACGTGTGTTGAATCATCAGTATTTGCAAAGCGTGTTGGATAACTATTCGACTGTTGAGGAGCGTTTGGCTGCGACGTTGGCACAGTTGAATGTTAATGCTGTTGAGGTGTTTGGGGATGAGAATGCTTTGCGTGGCTGGCTGCGTACTTTGACGGAACCCCCGATTCGGGGTCCGGGGTTTGAGATTGGGGTTAGTCCCGAGTTGAGCCAGTTGGGGCGTGCTGCCGGTGCGGTTGAGGGACCGGGACCGACGGTGGAACTCGGAAGAATTCTGGAACGTATGGATACCATTTGGGGCAACCGGGCGGCACAGGAGGGGTCACTGTTTGCGCAGTATGGAATCATTGATGATTTGAAGACGCAGATAGGTCGGCGCCCCGGAACACTATCTGAACTGGATGAAGGTGCGGGGTTGCTGAAACGCAGGGCACGTATTGAGAATGCACGTAAAGTCAACGCTGGACGTTTGGATCGTGCATGGAACGAGGCTATCGACAACGAGCAGGCCATCACGGACATTCTGATTCAAAAGAATCAGTTGCAACTACAATTAATGGACGAGAGTATGCAGGCACAGGCTGATGCCTTGAGGTCAGCGTCTGGTTTGTTTGGTCCCGACAACGGGAAATTGTTTAACCTGAATTCTTTCGGCGGCAGTATAGATTTCGACAACATGACCGTAGAAATGTTGAAGGATTTGTTCGCGGATGCACGCCATACGTGGGGTGCGTGGCGTATCGGAGGCGACGACCGGTTCGCTAGCCAAGTCCAAGAAGCAATGTTGGCTGCTCAGAAAATGAACGACAAGAAGCAGGTCGAAGGGTTGTTGCGGGCCTTCGACAAGACCCACAACTGGATGAAGGCGCAGATGGTTGCTACGCCCGGTTTCGTAACACGTAACGTCATGGGCGGTATGACCAACATGTGGTTTGCCGGTATCCCGTTGACGGAGACGTTGAAGACTGGGAAATTGTTGCAACGTGCCTACCGTGCGGGGGACGGCAACTTGTTGCGTGGTGCACGGGAATTGTTAAGTAAGACCCCCGGTGACCAAACGCTTTCTGATTTGGTCGATTTGTTACACGTTGGTGCACACGCTGGCGGGCAGGCTGCATCCACAGTCGATTCGGCGTTGCTGAGCAAGGCCAGTTTAGATTTCGTGTACGGCATGAAGGGTGGTAAAAGGATTGGCCGACGTGTCAATTTGAACCCTGCCGATGCAGGGTTTGTCCTGTATTCGTCTGTACGTCATGCGAACACGTTCGCTGAGGAAATGATGCGGGTTGCTACAGGGCTGCACACTTTGCGTGTGGGTGGCAATGTGGACGATGCGTTGGAAACCATTTATCGTCTCCACTTCAACTATGGCGACTTGTCTAAGTGGGAGCGCGGGGTTGGGCGTAGACTTTTCCCGTTCTATACGTGGACACGTAACAATCTGCCGTTGCAGATGGAGTTCGCTGCCCGATATCCGCGGCGATTCAACCAGTTGAATTCGTTGAAGCGCAACCTTGAGTACGGCGAGGAACGTGAAGGGGTGGTGCCGGATTATTTCTTGAAACCGTTTGGCATCCAGTTGCCGTTCAGCATCGGGGGCGCTACCGCATATTCGGTACCTGACATGCCGTTTCAGGATTTGATGCGGTTTGATCCTACGTCGGAGGGTGCTGGTCGGGCGGTGGAGCAGTTGGCTTCGGGTTTGACACCAATGTTGAAGGCTCCTGTGGAATATTGGGCCGGGAAGCAAGTCTTTGCTGGTATCAAATATACGGGAAGGTTTCAGAAGGTGCCGACAACAATGTCGAAGGTGCCGGGGTTGATGCCTATTTTGGGGTCGTTGGGGTTCGCTGAGAAGAATTCTGCGGGTGATTGGATGATGCAGGATTCTCGCATCGGTTTAATCGACAATTTGTTGCCGTACATCGGGCGGTTGCGTCGGGTGCTTCCGTCGGAGGAACGCTATCAGGAGCGATATTTGCAGACTTTGTTGTCTACTTTGGCGGGTGTCAGCCTGCGGTTGAACACTCCGCAGCAGCAGGAGAATGCTTTGTTGCGTAGACAAATTGAGGAATCTTTACGGCAACGTAACCTTGTCGATGTTGAGACTGGGCGCCGGTAGGCGGGACACGGGAGCCATATAGGTATGGAATATATTTCACGCGAATCTTGGGGGGCTACACCTCCGCGTAAGCCGTTTGCTCCGTTGACTCCTGCCCGAATCAAGGGTGTTGTGGTGCATCATGGCGGTGTGCCGAATCCTCCTTCGGGGGTTTCGGCAGTGATCGCCTACGAGCGGCACCATATTGAGACGCGGGGCTGGCTGGGCATTGCCTACAACTGGTTGGTTGATGAGCATGGCGCTATTTATGAGGGGCGTGGATGGTTCCGTGGTGGTGCTACGAAGGGCTGGAATAGTCGCAGTGTGTCTGTGTGCTACACAGGGTTTGGCGAGTTTGAGCCTTCGGATGCTACTAAGGCGTCGATTAAGGCGGTTATTGCGGAGACGCAGAACCGTTATGGCGACGGTTTGTGGTTGAAGACGCATCGTCAGTTTAAGAAGACAACGTGCCCCGGTGAGTGGCTTGGTGATTGGGTTGAGAGCGGATTGGATGTGCCTCACAATCCATCTAGTGTCGATTGGGACGCCATCGCCCGTTATATACAAGACCTTAAGGCACAGGTTGCCCGGAGGCCGTTGTCTTACCGTCGGCGGAGCCGGGGTGAGGCCGTCAGGATAATTCAACGCGCGCTGACTGCGCGAGGGTTTGACCCCGGCCCCGCTGATGGTGTCTTTGGACGTAAGACTGCTAAGGCAGTGAAGGCGTTTCAGAGGGCACAGGGCATGTTGAAGGTTGATGGTGTGGTGGGCGTATCCACGTTCACTGTTTTGTTTATCCAGTGAGGAGATAGTTATGCCGAAGGGCAAAGGTTATGGGTCGTATGAGGACACGTTTGGGTCCCCGGATGACCAGTTGTACGACTCGGTGTCTGTGGACAATGCGTACGACATGTCGATAAGAGCAAAGAAGGATGCGGCGTATTTGCGCCGCACCAATCTTGGCAATGCGGCCCACGGTGGTCGCCCGTTTGGAAAGTAGGTTGTGATGCGTGACGGCAAGACTCCTCGTTTGGTGCAGGCTGCCAAGATTTTGGTTACGTCTGTGAAGCGTGGTGGAGGGATCGGCCATGTCGGTTCTCCGTCGAAGAGTGGCGCACGGCATGCGTTGCGCGACTGATGGCTGGTAAGAAGAGGCGCCCTAAGCCTCGGTACTGACATGCCTTTGAAGCGCGGCGGGGATGCTGCCACGATTTCTAAGAACATTGGGAAACTGGTTTCTGAGGGTTATGGCCGTGACCAAGCGGCTGCTATCGCCTATGATTACGCTCGGCGTAGTCGGCGGAAAGGACGCAAGAAATGAGAGAGATGTCTGACTGGTTGGAACGTGCCGCATGGACTTTTGCGCAAGCGTTCCTCGCCATTTTTACTGTTGAGGGCGGCGACATTGGGCAGTCCGCTAAGGCTGCTGCTGTTGCCGGTGTCGCTGCTGCACTGTCGGTCGCGAAGACTGCTGTAAAGAACCGGGGATAATTGTGGACAGAAGCGATGTTGAGAAACGGTGGACCTATTTCCTTGCCACTGAGGGCGACGATATTGCTTCTGAGGTTTACGAAAATTTGCAGGAAACGGCCCACTTGTTTGATACACAGGATGGGACGCATGCCAAATGGTCGCCGGATGGGTTGCTTGGGTTGCTGCTCGTCTTCGACTTTGAAGAGGCGGAGCATTTGTTGGCTGCGTTCTATGCCGGTATAGACGGGGTAGAGGATGCGCAGGAAGTGTTTGGCGTGTGGGTCACTGCCCTTATGGGCATTGTCCGTGAATGTCTGGTGAACAAGCCCTGATTTAGTTCAGGTTGGGTTCGATCCAGTGGCGGATGTGTTCATAGTCCACTATTTTCGACATGAGACGTTCCCTCACCTTGTCGCGTATCCGCGCCAGTGTTGTTTTGGGAATGCTCATCATCCATCCTGTATGCCGAAGAGACAACCCTTCGATCAGTAGGCGTTCGATGATGAATTGTTCCTCGGGGGACAGTTCCTCAATGGCGTCAGCGAGGGCTTCTCTGAGGGCTGCTGTAGCCTCCAGTGATGGCAACGGGCGTTCTTGACCCGGTGCTTCTTGCATCATTTTTTCTAGTTCGGTGGCGTCCCGATGTGTATGAACGGCATTGTTTGCTTCCACCCACCAGTCGTCTATAGCGTCGGTCGGTAGTTCCCGGTCGTGTCCCAATTTGTTCCCAAGCAATCATTGTAGTTTTCCTTTGGGGTTGCTTGGTTGCAGAGCGTTATGTTGTAACATAACGATCATATGTGGTTACACATTTCAGGTAGTCTTCTTTGATGACTCTGGTGTTCTCTGAGTCATACCCGGAAGGCTCACCTAGATTCCACGCTTCGTCGTGGCCGATCCATCCTAGCATCTCCACGGCACGTAGTTCGGGCATTACTGGACGCACAATAAACAGGGTGAGTCCTTTACCGAGTTGTCTGCGTCTGACGGCCCCGTTTGAACTGGTACGTACCCGTCTGACTTCTATGTTGTGCCCTACGTCGGGTCGGCCTTTGTTTTCTGAGTGTCGGTTGCCGGGCCATACGTGACCTGACCAGTATTGGTTTGTGACACGGGCCACAGCGAGTTCGCCTACACAGGCAGCGACTTGTGCGGTGCGGTCGTCTTCCATCCGGTTTCGGTCGTAGTGACGGGCGTCACCTTTCTCCCAGTTTTCTATGTACCGTCTGGTTCCAACATGGGACGCCCATTCGTATTCCCACGGTTCAAGGTCAACTGTTATCAAGACGATCTACTTTCATTGCCATCAACCGAACGACTTGCCGGTCGTCGGCCCACGCTACACCATTGAGCGCATCCAAGGTGAGTTTTATGTAGTTGTCCAGATCGCCGGTCAACGTTTTCGATGAGTGGGGGGAAGGGTGCACAGTGATAATTACACTGTCAGGGCTGTAGACGAGGTGCACTTCCAACGGGCCTTCTAGGAGGGGACCGCCTGCTTCTTGCCATGCTGCTGCAAGGCGTGCTTCTGCTTCCGCTGTCGTTTTAGGTGTGTATACGTGTCCTGTTTTGGTGGCTCGTGGACGGGCCTTTGCTTTGGGGCGTTCGTTGAATTCTAAGGAAAAACTTTTAATCATGTCGTTCTTTATCCACATCCTTGTCGGGCAAGGATCTCTTCCTTGGTTGGAGCACTTACGTATGGTTCATCAGACTCTTTTAGTGGAGATTGGTGTAACTCGCCAGCACATGCTGAACCAATGTAATGACGGCGCAATCTGAACTCACCAACCACCTGTATCAATCTATCTCTACTTTCTTCACTGTTGGTTACAGTAAATGTCAACCGTCCGTCATCTGTTGAATACAATGCAACGGTCCAGTCGTCTATATGTACACGGTATGGTTCCATTATTTTTTCTTTGTGCCGGTGGATACTTTCTGGAATGCCTGCTCCACAATCGACGCAAGTCTACTTTGTCCATCTGGACGCCGCCCGTACTTGTTTCCCCAGTCCTTGTCGGCAGATTGCAGTTCTGCGTTGATGCGTCCTGCGTCGTGTCCTTCTTCCCACATTGCACACGCCAGTGAAAACAAGGTGGCTGAACGGTCACCTGCTGGTTTCATCGGGCTAGGCCGTGGCCCTGTTTCCCGTATCGCCAGCGACAAGTACTGTAGTCCACTCCCCGCATTCGCACCCCGCCGGTAGTCCAACAATGGAACGGGTGCCCTGTAGAGAGCGTGCAGTTCCCCCCATTTGTCTGTAGTGACACGTTCACTGAATGCTTCGTTTACAAATTTGTCCAACGGGATGGTTGTCTCCCCGTTTTCAACACATTCGTTGCGTCCATCGGCGCGGCCTGCCGGATAAGGGAGACGCACCCCGTTCCCCCATCCCTTCCCCGTTAACGAAGTTTGTTTGGGGTTTACTTCACGGGTGGGGGCATCCACAATTTCACAGGCAGCGATCAGCCCTTCCCTCACGGTCGATGCTGCTTCTGGTTCTGCCGAAAACACCCACAAGTGGTAGCCTTTGGAACGGGAACGTTCCACCCATGACCGGATACCCATTTGGTGTAGAAGTTCCTGCACGTTGCGGGCATGGATACACGATTCTGTGAGGCCATCGTCCCAGTCAATACAACCCCAATCCACCACATGCCCTGTAAGGGTCTTATCAGCCTCGTAGAGCGCATAGAGAGGGTAAACCCCTATCGGACTACGGGGATCGGTCAGGTGGCCCTCTACGGCCCTTAGAAACGCTTCCCCGGAGGCAGGGTAATGCTCCCCGGAGGGAGACTCCAACGGACGGAACCCGGTGCCGGTCGCCGGATCATCCGACGCGATGCGTCCACCACGGAACAAAACACTGAAACGTTCGATGAGACTACGATCCACCGGGAACCAACTCCTCCCAGTACGGGTGAACGTGCCCACATTCAGGGTCTAGGTAGTACGTCTGGTCGATGAGACGCGCCGTGCGTTTGTTCTTACACAAATTCATGTTGATACTGTTGTCGTGATATTTGGTTTCCCAATCCGACAGGTCGTACCTGTCTTTCTTCCGGTACACCTCAATCACAAAAATGGCTTCCTGCTCACCCCCGTACCGGCCAGCCGAAATACCTGCCGCTCGGCCACGTTCACCAGCGCCACGACCTGACTGATGCACCAGAGCCAACGGGACACGTTGCTGCTTCGCCCAACGCTTCACAGCCTGCGCCTTGGAAGTCACCCCGGTAGCGTCAGCGTCGCCACCGGGCAACAATTCCAAATAGTCAATCATGCAAAACGAAGGGTCGCATCCCCACAGGTCGCGTGCTTCATCCATCGCATCTGCCATAGTTGGCAAGTCAATCGGCTCGTCAACAATAGCGACACGCGACAGTTCCTCTTTCGCTGCACGAGCCAACTGTTCAAGAATGTCCTTGTCGTTGTGCTTGATAAGTTCCTCCACTTCGGTAGAGGAACGACCCTGCAACAAACAAAACAATTTCATTGCCACCAATTCGCGTGGCTCATCCATCGCGAAGATAACAACATGTGCACCCGGATCATTCACAAGGTTCGTGACAATACTGTTGAGCAACATTTGCGACTTGCCTGTATGGCTACGTCCAAGAACCAGCAAAACCTCACCCCGACCTATACCTCGTGTGGCAAGGTCTATTTCAGGGAACCCCAAGTACCAGCGTTCCGCCGGGTTACGTATGAACCCGATCAGGTTGTCAACCACTGCCGTGGTCAACGCGAAACGACGCGGCATGTCCGCTGGGGCGGGGGCTGCCGCCCCGCCGCCGCCCTCTAGGGCGACAGCGAGGCGACGGGCCACCTCATCCTGCGATTGCAGGACAATCATTATGCCCGAATTTCTTGACCGATGGTTCCCAATTCAGTGGCCGTCTTGCCGGTGAACGGACACACAAACCAGTTGGGGACAAGGCTCGTCCCGTCCTTCTTTGTCAGCCACAGTCCCTTGCCGTCTCCACGACGCTTATAGTCGGGACCGTTCCGATTGAAGTTGGCGTCAGGGTCCTGCTTCTTCTGCCAATTCGGGTCCCACCAATCCGTCTTGTTTTGCATCAGATGCTTCCAGATGGTGTCCAGTGCACTGCCCCCGATAATGGGGTCCGAGGAGGCTGTATTCCCCGCCGCTGGTTCCGCCATGGGAGCAGACGTTGCATGCCCGGAAACACTTTTAGACAGCCTCCGCAATCCCTGTTCGGTTACTTCATAACCGATACCCAGTGCTTCATAGTTGGCGATGTCAAGGGTGGTTCCCCATTCCTCAATCATCTTCTCAGCATCCTTCGGGGTGATGTCCTCAGTGATGGGCAACGTGATGCTACACGATGCTTCTGCTGGTTCGTAGGCACCTGTTTGCAGGACTTGCCTACGAAATACTGTAATCGTTGATTCTGACATAGTGTCTCCTATAGTTGTTTCCATGGATCAAGCCCCGTAAATCTGCCACGACATGAAGACCATGCCGCACACCACTTGGGGCTACAGTGCCATCCTTCCATACGCAAAGGCCAGACGGGCAGATCAGCATTTATGAGTGTACCGGCGGAGCGGGCCAGCGCAACCAGACTAGCCCACTCCGCTGGTCCAAAGTTCACAACAGTTCTGTACACTTCACCTTTGACAAGGTACACGAACTCAAACGGCAACGGTTCTGTCAACCCGTTGCGCTGGTCAGAGGAGACAGCCCACGTATAGGCTGCGGCCTGAACCGACCATCGTTTCTTTTCCCATTCGTTGTGGGGTTTACGTCCGGGGTTTTTCCAGTCCACAATCGGCAACGGAAATTCTTGGATGCAGTCGATGGTTCCCCTGAGCCAAATTTCTGGCTTGTGGTCAATGACGAGGGGTAGTTCGAATTGGTGTTCGACTGCGATGGGGCGCAGATCAGGCAACACTTCCCTGTGCCACACGTCAACATTTTTTTGGATGATGACTGGCGGTTCAGTGGGTTTGTGGTTCCACCGTATGTCGTTCTTGGATTCTTCTGCCCAGTATCCCAATGCTGCGTCTGTGGTTTCCGCCACTGTCAAGGGCGACCCTGTTTCGATTTGTTCCTGCAAGCATTGTTCGATTCCGTAGTGCACGGCGCTGCCCAGCACAGTGTTGGACGAGCCAGTTTCGACGCAGGCTCCTGTCCAGATTTGGCGTGCCCGTTCGGGGCACATGGCGAGTGTGTTCAACCACGATTGGCGGAGAACGATTCGGTCGGGTTGCCGGAGTGGTGTAGCCACGCTCATGTCTGTCATGTTAGCACAGGTTCCTTCAGGTCGGGGGCAAGCCATGGCATGCCCCGGAACCCGCCAAGGGTTCCGGGGGCATGGCATGGCATGGCATGGCATGGCATGGTGAGACTACACCGCGGGGTCGGTGGGGCCGGGGATGGGGTCGTCGTCCACGAGCCGCAGGTGCGACGGTTCGCTGAATGACGGGTGGGTTTCTACGGTTTCCTCCGAGTCTTCGAAGGGTGCCATCGCTGTGACACATTCCCCAATTTCATACATCGCTTGGTGAAAGTTGTGTCCGATATCGTGCATCATGTCACCAAGAGTTACCAAAGTTTTGTACGTTATACTGTACATACCGTACAGCATGGTAGCGATGTCGCCTTCCTCTGAGAATACAACTTCCTCTATTGCCGCTAGCCTTGCTTCTATTTCTTGCGCTTTCGTCATGTGTACCCAATCTCGTTATGTTGCAACATAACGTTATTTGCATTCCCAATGTTGTGGACCCCGCGGATGCTCATGTGCACCCACGTTCAACAACCACTCCGCAACTATCACGTTTGACTCCGGGTCATACGGGTCAGCACCGGGAATACCAGCCAACGTGGACCGTTCCTCCCAATGCCGTGGATGATGCTGGAACAGCCCCATCGTTCCCGATTTCCGATTGAGTGCATCCGGTCTATTGGACGACTCGCACAGCATGACCCGAAACGCCCACTCGTGATCCTCCGAAGGGAACACCCGTGCAACCAACTCGTACAACGCCTCAACAGTGACTGTCGTCACCCAAAGAGTCGTGGTTGTAGTCGTACGTGCGTGTGTTGCCTGTACCGGCACCACACTGGTAGTGGTCGTAGTCGTAGTTGTAGTTGTTGTAGTACTTGTTGTCGTTGCCGGTGACGCTGCCAATACCGCTAATTGCTCACGGTTCAAAGACAGGGTGGACGTGGGAGCCTGCTGAATGAAATCCCCCGATACGGGAACTCCAACAGACTCCACACGCTCACCGCATTGCAGCGCCGCCAACAGGAAGGCAATCGTGCCCCCCACCGTTAGCAGCCACTGCCGCATGGAACTAGCGGTCGTCTCGTGGCGATGACTGCAAGGCAACTCCCTTGTCCATCATCGCCAGACTAACCTTCACTCCATGACGACGCGCTGCCTGATAGGCAGACGACCGGAACGCTTCGGTTGACACAATGTAATCTGCGCCTTCCTCAATAAGACGAGGCAGACCATCAAACCAGTCCGCCCACGGATACTGTTCCGTACGCCTATGTGTCGGCATTGAATCCAATACCTGAGCCATTTGTTTCTCCTATATGGTTGACTAGACACCCGAAGGGTGCCTCCCTGCCTTACGGCAAAGAACATGTTTACTCATCATTGCCCTGCAACTCTGCACGCCGCCTATTGGCAAACGTGTGGGCATCTATAAATTCTGCAAACGATTCCAACGTGCGGTCATTCTCCAACACGAGCCACCGCTTAGTGTGCAATCCTGCACCCATAGGGAAACCGAAGGGCACGATTTTGATTTCAGTTCGTGCCCCCACAAAATCCAAACCGGGTGCACTGTCATCGCTACCCATACGGCACTTCCTTTGCTTCCGACATGTGAAGTGCCCTCAACAAAAGAGAACGCAATTCCTGTCTGGCTATCTGCCGCACATCATGTTGGGATACCCCATCCTGATGCACCGCTTCCGTAACCATTGCACGAATCGTTTCCTCTAAATTTTCTGGCAAATCAGTCATGTTTCCTCACCTTCGGAGTTGACGTACTCCAACACACAGATACGCACCACCTCATCAGGCTTGTTCGGCGCTTGGTCTACGTGCCTGACCGTTATAGGCGCATCTTCGGGCATGCCCATCATATCGGCAATGTCGTTCAAATGCAGGTACAGCACATGTTCCCTCGTGTGTCGGGAGACTACATGCTCAGGCATGCTGCGGGCGGGTCAGGATGGTAAGCGCCCGGTTAGCAAGCGGAACCTTACCGTCAATAGCCTTCGCCAGCGCCCGGTCACGATGGACCCGACCCTTCACGGTGCTGTTGAACACATGCTGCTCCGCACCCTGCACCGCGTTGTAGGCGAGCCAACGATTCGACTGTCCAAACTCTGCCGTCTCGTCAAACCATCTCGTCCACAGTGCATCGTGCTTGTCGCATGCTGACCTGTATGCACGGGTAGACATGTCCTCTTCCTTCGGAACCAACTCATTTACCAATTCCAAAAACTCTGAATTAGCATATTCTTGGTTCTTCATAACCCGTGCCATTGTTGCCAAAGTTTCCGCACGCCCTATCGCTTTTTCAAGGATTTCTGCACGCATCTCCACAAGGATATCATGGTTTATTGTGTGCTTTACCTTGAACAAAGGCTGCATTCCAACCAGTTGATTCTGGCAGAAAAACCTTGTCGTCGCATCATGCACAGCAGTCGCCCACTGTCCATTGAACGAAGTGGTCCAGATGATTTCAGGCCGAATCACATCACCATCCCCCAAGTCAATGGGGAAACCAAGGTGCTGAATCAACGCAACCTTCTCACCGGCACCAAACAACGTGCAAGCAGCAGTTCGTTCAGGAAACAGCGTGTCAGCGATTTCCGCTATGAAACGGTAACCCCCTGCTGTCTCAGGATATGAATGGGAATGCAACCCGAGTATTTGCTCAGTATCAGAACGCACCACATACTTGTGACGTGGCGTGCCCTCATGCACTCCACCCTCAACCCGCGGAACCTCTAACCGCGGCCAAGGGTTCGTAGACACATACCCCGAAGAAGGATAGAACACATCGAAAAGGGCGTCAGCCCCATCCATGACCTCCATCGCACTCCGAAGAACAGTGTCCTCCGTTGTACGGGTCACCATATGGTGCCCCGTATGTGTATCAAACGTTTCTACTGTCATATTTTTCTCCTATCTAGTCGTTACTTTAGTTACACGCCAATCGCCGCTGACATAGGACGATGCACCAATCCGGTCCAACGCCCACGTCATCGTCTCCAACCCGGCAGACAACGCTGCCGACTCCACATTGGCATGATCTCGCAGAAGCGGAGACTGCGCCCTGTTGCGGCGCCTCGTCTCCCACGCAGCCTTCATGGCCTCACTCTTGCGGACAGCCCTGTTGGCGTTCCATTCGTGATACCACAACTGCACCTTCCACATGGCATACACCGGGTACGGAGGAGTCCGTCCCCAGTGGGTATCCGTCGGGGCAGATACCCACATGTGCGGTTCAGGAAAATCTGAATCCTTTCTCCAAACCGCATACACGTTGCTTTTGGTCACATTGTAATAGTTTGCTATGTCCTTCACAGACCAGCACGCTACCTGATGACTGATAGTCATATCATGTACCTTTCTAATATGGTTTTTCATTATAGTACGCCGCCTCTTGGCGACGTTCACACAACGAATCCGTAGACTCGTCAGGCGATTCTTCACACCAGAAACAGGTATAAACATCACTGCTTTCTAGTGTGCCACCGTTATGTTGTAACATAACGGTGTGTCGAACGTAACGGTGCCCCAACCCCCGACTATTCCCGTAGGAACGAAACAGGTCACCTAGATAGTCTACAGTAGCGGCACGTTCCTCCTTCACCGCACCGTACTTCTCGCACACGATGACAAACAGCATCGTGAACGCCACACCCAAACAGAATGCGGCAGCAACCGTCGTGTATTCATACACTATTCTTCCTCACCTTCTGTAGAACGAAAACACTTCGGACACAGATACACGTTAGTTCGTGCACCACGCAGCACCTCACGCTCATTGGTAGACAGCGTAGGGAACGCTTCCTGTATCAACAACTTCCCACGCTCACACACATACATTTCCCACGCAGCACGATCCACCACCACCGGCCCACGAATAATCTTACACTCCATGCAACGGGCAGTCACCGCCTGCTTCCGACCCTTCGGGTCACGCATACGGATACGTCGCGCATCCTCATCCCGAGCCTGTAGCAATTCCTCACGGGTCAATGTTGTTTCGATACCTTGCGGCGTCATATCAGGCATTACCTTTCATCCTTTCTCTCACCATAACGACGATCAGCCATGTACTCAGCGAAACCCTCAGGGTCACACTTGCGACACAACTCATCTACGTCATGCTCACACTCATTTGGCGGTTCCAAATAAGCATCCAACATATCTCCAAAACCACGCATCACTGTTTTCCTTTCTTCGCCTTCGACACAATCACTTCACTTTTCGGCAACCACGCCAACGGCCTGACCCTACTGTCAAACCAGTCACCCACCAGCACAAAGTTGCCACGGTACTGCACAACCTCAATGTCGCGACGGCTCAAATAGTTTTTGGTACGCCGCGAAGCACCCGGCGCAGCCTCCAACACCCGATACCGCCTATTTTTCGGACTCACCACCACTCCCTCCATCATCAGGATACGGAAACTCAGGACAAACAGCCTTCGCACGACTAGACAACGGCGAACACAAACAAAACATGCACTCCACCCGCTCACTGTCATGCGTCGCATTCCACTGATGCCCCATATTGGTACGGCTACTCATCGTCATCATCATCCCAACAAGGAATCACGATGGGCCGACCAACCGCAAACTCGCGCAAATCCTTCGGCGTCCACACATTCGCAGACGCAAACAAACGCTCAGCCTCCTCCTCATTCACACCCAACTCGCGTCTCGCAACCACATCAACAGACATAGTTGAATCATCCATACAGGAAGTCAACGGCTCACGCGCCACCTCACCCCAATTCAACGTGCCACCGTTGTGGGACACCACAGGATGCCAACCAGACAACGCAGCGGCATGCCCAGCAACACACTTCTGCGTATTGCACTCCTTAACCTCCAACCAACGCTTATCGTCAGTAGGGAGACGCTCTGCCTGCGCGACAGTCACCCCCCACCGTTCAGCAAAAGCAGCAAAGTCTGCCTCAACGAGAGTGTCCTCGTTGAAAGTACCCCACGTTTCCTGATCGTACGCCTGAGGCATGAACTCCAAAATGTCGGCAATCTGATAAAACAGAGCACCGTTCCTCTCATCAATCGTTGTACCAATCATAACCATTCTCCTTCACCTAAACGAACCAGACACCAAACAGCATCCGGCATTTCTCTGCATCACAGCAGACCTGTACCGTTATGTTCCAACATAACGCTTAGATAGTCAATAGCCCTTTGAAGCGCCGTTACGTCATCCGAAAAACACCCCAACCCGCGATTGCAGTCTTGGCAAAGCAGCCCACGCACGTTGCCTGTTTCGTGGCAATGGTCAACACAGAACACGCCGCACTCTCGGCCAAACTTGCCGCTTGATTTGCCGTAGTCCGACGTACCACAAATCTTGCACTTGCCTTCCTGCTCTACCCACATGCGGCAATAATCCTCGTCGGTTATCCCGTAGTTGGCTTTGATCCTTGATTTCCAAGTGACGTAGTTATGCCACCAAGGTCGTTCTTCCTTGTACTTGTTCCGCATGACCCTCTGACAGTCGCGACAATAAGTAGACAGACCCGTAGCGCCATGATCCCACTTCTTTGCCTCCCCTGATCTCACATCGGAGGTAAACGAATCAAAAGGTAACGCCTGCCCACAATCAAAACACTCCTTCAGCCCCTCTAAGGCAAGTTTCTCTAACCGTTCTTTACGAGCCTTGCGTTTAGTCTCGTTAGGGTGTTCCCATAAAGGATCGCCATGCTTCGTAAACCGGCTGTTGTGGCGGGCACAGTACCCGTTAGCCCTGAATGGTTCAGTGCAACCCCCGACGGCACAATCTTTCCGAGACTTCTCCTCCTTGGTCATGGCCCTGCCGTCCCTCGTCGGGTACAGCAGTCGAATGTTCTCATCTTCGTAGCATCGTCTGCAAAGGTTCCGAGTCCACCTTGACTGTTCTCCAGTCCAACTACAATGACCACACCGACTCATCATTTCTGTAGTCTCCTCTCCTTCTCGCCTTCCCTAACAAGCCACGCCGCCAACTGGTCAACATCCCAATCAACAGACACCCGCGACGAACGCCTACGCGGCGGAGCCGCCCCCGACGCAGACACCCGCACATTACGCACCTGCACAGCAGGAATGTTTTTGATATGAGTCAACGTAACACCCGTCGCCTCATCCAACGGTGCACCATTAAACGTAACACTCACGACGCCTCCCCATACAATTCACGATACCCAACACTGCAACCCCAGCCGTCAGTGATCCGACGCACACCCGCCCGATCCGTCATAGACCCCCACCCCGTATTCACCGGAATGACTTGCCCATCACGGGTCACATTGAACATGTGTGTGCTGTAATGCCACACACCCACAACGCCACCAAAGTTAAACGCCTGCCACCTCCGATCACTAGCAGACGCCTCCCCATGGCGGAACGCATCCGCCACCAAATTGGAAAGATTAGACCGAAACATGCCTAGCCTCCCCACACATACTCGGGATCGAATTCATGCAGCATGTCCTCTGCACAATCCACCCCATACGACTCCAAGTCATCAAGCACGAGCCGCACCCGCACCCTCTCACTCTCTGGCCTTGCATCCATCTCTATTCTCCTAACCGTTATGTTGCAACATAACGCTCTGGCAGGTGCACAACACACCTACTCCAACCACAATTCTACCAAGATTACACCCAAAACCAACCTCGAAAAAAATAAAAAACGGTGACACATACACATACACATACACATACACATACACAGGCGCAGGCACACACACAGACACACACGCAGACAGACAGACACACAGACAAACAGAAAACGCCCCGACGTTATGTTGCAACATAACGAACCCGGACAACGGAACCGAAAACGGACAATGTTGCCCGTGTGGGTATTCCGTGTGAAACCCGGTAGCCTGATCAGTGAGTGGGAGGACCATCCTTCCACCACGACAGAAGGGTAAAGCAATGAGCAAGCAAGCAAGCAAGAAGAAGGCAACCCGCAAGCGTCGACCCAAGGCCCCCATATGGGCGCCAGCAGTCGCTGCAGCGATCACTGCCGCCAACGCCATGGCCGACCAGATCGACCGGGCCGCCTTCGTGGCGTACCGGATGATCGAGGCCGGACATCTCCCGAAGACACCACGGAAGAAAGGCGCCGGACTTGATTGGACGGCGACCGATTCCAACGGTGCCCGCTGGGACATCGTTCGGAACGGCCTAGACGTAGGTGCCGCCGTCATGGGAGACGGGTGCATCCTTGCCTACTGGCTCACCGCCAGCAGAGAAGCCCCGGCCAGTGCCGACGACGTGCGAGCCATCCGGCATGCCAACGGCATGGCGACCCAGAAGCAGTGGCGCCCAATCGTGGCCCTACTGCGGGCACAAGCGGTGAAGTCGCCGCAAGGAAAGGCCATGCGGGCCGCCCTCCCGGGCAACTATGCCAAGGCCATGGCCCTCCAGGGTGCCAGCAAGGCCAAGGCCACGGCAGCGACGTGCAAGGCCGCAGGCATCGACGTGCCAAAGCCCGGCAAGAAGGGCAAGAAGGGCACCAGCACCACAGCACCACCGTCCACCGACATCACCACCCGACGACTGCTCGCCATGCTGGCCAGCAGGTCGGACGTAGGTGCTGAAGCCGACCACAACCCGGAGGCCGCAGCGACGTTAAGCGTGACGCTCCGCACCTCCTCCAAGGTCCGGGCCATCTTGGCCAAGGCCGGGGAGGAGGCCAAGGCCAAGGCAAAGGCCAAGGCAAAGGCCGCCTAGCCACGCTATCCCATCCGGGCCAGCGGCCCGGGTGACGGACTGGCCCCCGGCCTTCGGGGCGGGGGCCTTTTCGCGTGCCCCCACACGGCCAGCGGCCAACATCAACGGGGGCCGGGTGTCGTCTACACGCTGGCGGACGTGCGGGCCGTTATGTTGCAACATAACGGAAGGCCGAGCACCCGCCGGACCGGGCCGGGGAGGGG